AATAGAACAATGCACAGGAATTTGCTTCGCAAATTTCGCGCGCGAACAAATACGCGGACTTTAAAATGTTCTAAATAAGTGCAAATGTTATTAATGTCCGCTTTTGTTCTTATAAAAAATTTAAGTTTGTTTTTCTTCTTTATAAATTTTTAGTCCTGAATAGCAAAAAGTTTTAACTTGACAATTACAAAAAATGATAGTATTATAAATAAAAATAAAATGTTCTCATAGCTCAGCAGGATAGAGCAGTCGCCTCCTAAGCGACAGATGGTGGTTCGAGTCCGCCTGGGAACACCAAATTATAAAACCATATAAGCCTTGAAAATACAAGATTTATATGGTTTTAAATATTAAAAGTAATGCAATAGAAATGCAGTAGAGGGGTTATTGGATTTTTTTTAATTCTTTTGTTATAAAATCTAAAGAGACATCTGTATAAATATTATTAGTTATTTTACTTCCTTTAACATGTCCGACTATTTTTTGGATTACTGGTAGACTTACTCCATTTTCTTGACATCTTGTTATAAAAGTATGTCTTAATCTATGAGTAGATAGTGTTTCGTTTGGATTATCTAATATTTTATATTTGTTATTTAATCTTGTTAGGTATGAATTGACTTCACCATCTGTTATAAAAAAGTTTTTATCATAATCCCAAAATAATAAATTATTTATATTTGTAATTTTATTAGAATATATTTTTTGTATAATTTCTTTTACATTAGGTTTCATAGTGAATGTTCTTTTTCCGTTATCTATACCTGTTTTTTTATCAAATGTTTTTGTATGTTCTCCTAATATAGCTTTGCCATGTATATTTCTAGTAATAGTTCTATATACAGTAATAGTATTGTTTTTAAAGTTAATACAGTCTTTTGATAGAGCTAATACTTCTCCGATTCTCATTCCAGTATAAAGTTGTAATAAGAGAATATTGTTATATTTGTGTTTATTTGAAATCAATATCTTAATCAATTTCTTTTCCTCTTTTTTAGACAGAGCTGTAACAACTTTAGCTGCTTTTTTTGAAATAGGTTTTGTTAATGTTTCATCTTCCATTATATTATAAGGTATTTTTCTACGAGCATAAGCTATCTTAAATCCTTTTTTTAGTGAAATCCATATTTTGTCAATTGTACTATTGGAATATTTTCTCATATTTTCTTTTGAATCTTCAATATTTTCGACAGTTACTTTTTGAATAGGCTTATTAATCCAATTATTGCAAGTTTTTTTAATTTGATTTAATGTTTCAGTATCTCTTAAATAAGTTCTATCTGATGTAATCCCATCTTTGTTTTTTTGCTCAATATACCTTTCCAAAATCATAAGTAGAGTATCTTTGTTAGTTTCAATATAATTGCCAGTATCTATACTATTTTTTAGGCTTGTTACTCTTTTTTTAAAGTCTCTACTTTGTTCATTTTTTCTTTGTTTTAGTGTTTTTCTTTTTCCATTATAAACATATTGATAAATCCAACATTGTAAAGTTTCACTATAATATAATGAACCTTCACCATTCCCAACTGATTTTGTTTTTTTGTTTTTTCTTTTCATACAAAAACCTCCATTTTAATAATAAATTTTTAAATTTACTATTGAAAATGAAGGCTTTTATAGTGTATAATATAAAAGTAATCACTTTCAATAGTGTTTATATGTGAGAAATATGTACCTTGTCGCAAACTTGTAGCATATTTCTCTTTTTATTTAAGTTAAAATACTCTTTTTAATTGTTTTACAATTCCAACAATAGTTATTGGAATAGATTTCATTTCTTCTTTTGTGAATATAAGTGGTTCATATGCAGTGTTTAGTGGTTGTAATAAAATACTGTTATCGCTTTTTTTTCCTTTTTTAATTGTTGCCTCATTACCATTTATAATTGCTACAACAATATCTCCAGTTTCAAAATCACTTTGCTTTTTAATAATAACAATATCGTTTTCAACAAGAACAGGGAACATGCTGTCACCATGTACTTTTAGAGCAAAATATTCATCACCATTACCAACTAATGAAGTTTCAACATCAATAGTTCCAATCCAGTTCTCTTGTGCTAAATAATTATATCCTGCTTTAACTGTACCGTAGTATAGGGATTGAAACAACAGAATTACCAAGTTTATCTGTTTTTGAATAATTTATATTAAATTCTTGACTTTTATCTAATTTAGTTAATAATTCCTCAATACTTAAATTCATAGCATTGGCGATTTCTTTAGCTACATCTGTAGTAACAGAGTATGCCTTATTGGTTTTAGGATTATATATTTTCTCCAATGTATTTATATAAGAAGGACTTAATGAGGTTCTTGAAGCAAAAGCTCTTTGTGATAAATGATGTTCTATTCTATAGTTTTTAATTATTTCTCCAATGTACATTTTTTCCTCCCTTCTTATTCTATATTGTACAATAGATTGTGCAAAAAATCAATACTTAAAAGAAAATTAAAAAAAATGCACAAAATACTTGACAAATAAAAATAAAAGTATATAATGTAATCACAAAGCACAAAATATTGTGCAAGAAGAGAGGTGATAAAATGAAAAATAAAATAAAAGAATACAGAGAAAAAAGCAATATGACACAAGAAGATTTAGCAGAAAAATCAGCTGTATCAAGGAATACTATTTCAGCATTAGAAAGAGGGACTAATACAAATGTTACATACGAGATAATGGAAAGAATATCAAAAGCTTTAAATAAGAAAGTGTCAACTATTTTTTTTGAAGAATAAGCACAAAATATTGTGCAAAATAAAAATTTATATATAAATGTATAAATTCGGAAATGCGACAAGGTACAAAAAGAGAGGAAGTGATGATATGGAAAAGATATTAGAAGAAATTAATTCAAAATTGGAAATATTGATAAGTAAAAAAGATGATTTTGAATTATTAACAGCCGAACAAATAGCAGAAGAAACAGGAATACCAATAAATAATGTAAGGAAGCTTTTTAATGATAAAAGTTTAGCAGTTCAAACATATACAAAGCCAAGGTTGGTAACAAGAAAAGCATGGAATGAATTTATAAGCGAAAGAAGGTGAAGTAAATGAAAAAAACAAGAAAAAACAAACTATATGAATTTATAGGAAAAGCAACAGTAAGAATAACAGCATGGGCAATGTCAGTATATTTAGTATATCAAGCAAGCTTGTATATATTAGATAATTGTATAACAGTGTACAGATAAAACATAAGTAAGAGAAACTATTTGAAAGGAGGAAGATATATGTTTTTTGCAATAGCAGGATTTTTATCTGGAGCATTATTAGTAGTTCTATTCAATGAAAATGCAGAAAGAGCAAATGAATTGTTAAAAGATACAATAAACAATATTCAAGAAGAAAATAAGTTATTAGAGTTAAAAGTAAAAAACAGAGACAGAATGATAGAAAAGCAACAAAAAGACAATGCAATATTACTAGATAATGCAGCAGAATTAAGAGCTAAAATGGAAGATTTAAGAAACAATATAGAATTACTAACAAATAATTTAACAGACGAAAATAAAGAACTAATTCCAGACTACCAATCAGAAAATTAGTTCAATAAAACACATAAATATATGAATTTCTATTGTTATTATAGCATTTTTAACAGTAGAAATCAAGAGGGAGGATAATATGTTAGAAAATATAATGGTACAAAATTATATAGATTACAGAGTAGAATATGACGAAGATTACGAACAAGATGACATAGCATATGAAGATAAAGTTTCAGAAAGGATGAGTGCAGAATAATGGAAAGTTTAAGTTTATATCAAATAACAAGTGCATTTCCAAGAATGATAGAAGAGGAAATGTCAGAAGAAGACAAAAAAGAAGTAGAAAAAGAATTGACAGAATTATTACAACAAAAAAGCCAAAATTTGATTGGATATACAAGAAACATGGAATTAACCATTGAAGCAATGAAAAACGAAGAAGAACGAATTTCAAAGCAAAGAAAGGCATTAGAAAACAATCTTAAAAAATTCAGAAAATATGTAAAAGAATGTATGGAACGAGGGGGATTTACAAAAATAGAAACACAATTAGGAACACTAAGTATAGTAAAAAATTCCCAAAGTGTTGAAATATATGATGAAAACAAGGTACCAGATGAATATAAAACAAAAGTTTTAGAGATAAAAATAGATAAAAAAGCAATAATGAAAAACTTTAAAGAAACTGGAGAAATAGTTGATGGAGTAAATATAAAACAAGATATAGGTTTAAGAATAAAGTAGGTGAGTAAGATGGAAGCTAAGGAAATGAATATTTTTGAGAAAATGTTAAATATAACAAATGAAATAGCAAATGTAAATAAAAATCTAACAGTAGGAGAAGGCAAAAGTTCATACAAAGCAGTAGGAGAAGCGGATATATTAAAAGCAGTTAAGGAATTAGAGTTTAAGTATAGAGTATATAGTTATCCAGCCAGCAGAGAAGTAATAGAAAGTACAATGTATACAACAACTAATAATTATGGAGAAAAAAATAATATTTTTAGCAGAATAAAAACAACTTATAGATTTGTAAATATAGATAAGCCAGATGAGTATATAGAAACAATTACTTTTGCAGAGGGAATTGATACACAAGACAAAGGTTCAGGAAAAGCAATGACATATTCAGATAAATATGCATTAATGAAAAGCTATAAAATTATAACAGGAGAAGATCCAGACCAAAATCCAAGTGAAACAGGTTATAAAAAGCAACAGACAACTGTTAAAGTATCTAACAATAAAATAACAGATGTAGAAGCAAAGTCAATATATGCACTTATGATAAGAAAAGGATTTGATGTGGTAGCAGCATTAGAAAAAAATTATGGAATAAAAAATACATCGGATTTAACAAAAGAGCAATACATAGCAATCTTAAATAAGTGCAATACGATGCCAGATAAGAAGTAGGTGGTTAAATGCAAACTACAGGGACATTGGAAGAAATAAATATAGATTATAAAACAGGAAAACCAAAAATAAGCTTTTTAATTGATGGAAGAGACAAGTTATCAGATATAGAACAGTTAAAAGGTTTAAAACTTAAAATAGAAGCTAAAAAGTATATAAAAAAGAGAACAACTAATGCAAATAATTATTTTTGGAAACTGTTACAGGAATTATGCGAATTAGCTGAAATAGATACAGTTGAAGAATATAGAAGAAGAGTGAAAGAATTAGGAATATTTAGAAGATTTAAGATAGAAGCAGAAAATATAAAAACATTTGAAAAAATGTGGAATGCACAAGGAATAGCATGGTTTTGTGAAATAGCAGATACAACATATATAGAAAATACAGAATTTAAAATAATAAATGCTTATTATGGCTCAAGTTCTTTTAATTCAAAACAAATGGCTAGGTTGATAGATGGTGTAGTTCAAGATTGTAAGGTTTATGGTATTGAAACGAAATCACAACAGGAAATAAAGAGTTTGCTAGAAAGTTGGAATAAAAAATGAAATCAATTTTACAAAACAAAAAAGAAAGCTATATCAGTGGACAAACTTATGAATTAGAAGAACATCATATATATTTTGGCACAGGAAAAAGAAAAATATCAGAGAAAAATGGATTCAAAGTATGGCTAACATATTCAGAACATAGAGGAACATATGGAGTACATGGAAAATATGGTCATGATTTAGATTTGAAGTTAAAGCAGGAATGTCAAAAAGAATATGAAAAAAATCATACAAAAGAAGAATTTATAAAATTAATAGGAAAAAGTTATTTATAAAAAATATTAGGAGGAAAAGAAAATGGCTAATAAAAATGAAATAGTAATAAGTATAGATGAATATAAAGAATTGTTATTGAAGGATAAACCTAACAATACAGATACAATGTTGTTGGATAGGATAAAAACATTGTTATATGATCATATACAATATGAAAAAGACTGGAATAATAATGTAAAAATAGATTTTAAATATGACAGCAAATTTTGTGATGAATTAATAACAACTATAAAAGTAATAGATAAAGAATTTTACAAGGAAATGATTAAATTTGTTTGTGATGAAAAGGCAAAAAAGGATGCTGAAAAAGTAAAGATGGAAAAAGCAAGAGCTATAAAAGATTTAGATGAAGAATAAAGCAACAGGGCTAGACACAAAACTAGCCCTGAAATTGTACGAAAGGAGAAAAAGAGTGTATATAAATAATGAAAAAGAGTTAGAAGATTACATATGTGAAAATATTGAAGAATTTATAAAATTTTTAAAAAAACTATATATAAATGATAACATGAAAGTGGAGGAAATTGAATTTGTAGGAAGGCAAGTAATAGTGGGAGATTCAAGATTTGATTTATTATTTCAAATACAGGAGAAATCAGATGATCCATACTTAGAAGTATTAAAAACATTTATAGTAGTTGAATTGAAAAATAGACAAGCAGAACCAAAAGATATAGCACAATTAAGCAGATATTTGAATTTATTAAATTCACTAGATTGTGATGAAAGAATAGGTTCAACATTAGTAAATGCAAAAGGAATATTATTAACAACTGGGTTAAATAAAGAAACACAAGATATGCAAATGTATCTAAATGATTATACAAATACAAATATAAAATTTGTACATATAAATACTAATATTAGTTTTGAACAGGATAGTTATTATTACAAAGATGAATACTTAGAGAACATGATAGTTGATAGCAGATTAAAGAATGTAAAGACAGGAGGAATGAAATGGCAAGAAAAAGAATGATAGATCCTAATATATGGCAAAGTGAAGATTTTAGTAAGTTATCAACTTTGGGAAAATTAGTTTTTATAGGTCTATTCTCTCTTGCTGATGATGAAGGGAGAGGAAGATGTAATCCAGTATATTTAAAGTCTACATTATTCCCTTATGAAGAAGGTATAAGGAGTGCCGATATAGATAAAACCTTATCAGAGATAAGCTCTAATATGTCCGTAAACTTTTACTCTTGTAACGGAAGTAGTTATTATAGCCTTTACAATTGGAATACATGGCAAAAAATTGATAGACCTAGTCAAAGTAAGATACCAGAATATGACGAAAAAACAATGCAAATCCTATTCGGAGACAATTCGACGAATATTCGACGAACTATCTCTCCTAATAAAAAAGAAGATAATATAAAAGAAAAAGAAAATAAAAGAATAAGAATAAAAGATATATACAATTCCATCTGCACAAATTTGCCACAAATTCAAAAACTTACAGAAAAGAGGAATAAGACTATAGACAAGTTTCTTAAAGAATTTACAGAAGAACAGTTTGAACAAATATGTCAAATTGCAAATTCTAGTGAGTTCCTTACAGGACAAAATGATAGAAAATGGAAAGCTGACTTTGATTTTCTTATGAGAATAGATAAGGCGACAAGTGTACTTGAAGGAAAATATAGTAATGTAAAAAGTGGAATGAATGATTTTAAGCAATTATGGGAGGAGGCAAGAATAGAAGAAGATGAACAAAACGGAAACAATTCAAATAATAACACTTTTAGCTGGTAATTATGACAGTATATCTAAAAAAGATAAAATACAAAAGCAACTAATGATAAATACGTGGTTAGAGTGTTTAGGAGATTTAGATTATATACTAGTTTTACAAGCAGTAAAGAAGACAATAATGGAAAGTCCATATCCTCCAACAATACATGATGTTAGAAAAAATGCAATAGAAATGATAAAACCAACAACTAACAAAACAGCTATAGAGGCATGGAATGAGGCATACTCAATGATTTGTCAAGGTAATTATATGACTGAAGAAGAATTTGAAAAAGCAAGTCCAGAAGTAAAAAAGTTTTTTGGAAATGTAGCTCAAGTTAGAGAATTGGCACAAACCAAAACAGACATAGTGAATAGTGTAACTAAAGGACAATTTTTGAAACAATATGAAGTAATAGTAAATAGAGAAAGAGAACAAAAACTATTGCCTCAAAATATGAAAGACTTTACAAAAAAACTAGTAGAAAAAATGGATATAAAACAGATAGGGGAGTGATAAACAAATGAAGATGAATCAAAGGCAAAGAATAATAGATTATATAAGACAATTTGGAAGCATAACAAGTAAAGATGCTTACAATGATTTAGGAATAACACAACTAGCAACAAGAATAAAAGAGTTAAAAGAGCTAGGCTATGAGTTTGAAACAAAATGGGAAAGCAGTAAAAACAGATTTGGTGAATCGGTAAGTTTTAAAAGATATTATTTAATGGATATGATAACAAAAAATATAGATCATATTTCAAGATTGGACTAATTTATGAAACAGATAAAAAAGAATACACTATGTCATTACTGTTTAGGCTGTAACAAACAAGAAAGTGAAGATTATAAACCAGTAATGAGATGTAAAAGTTTTATATCAGGAGTAGAGAATTGGCAAGAAAAATTGAGAAAGGAGCTAAAGAGAAGTGAACAAATACAGAAATAAAAAAGTGCAAGTTGATATGTATGTATTTGACAGTATAAGAGAAAGTCAAAGATATAAAGAATTGAAGTTGTTAGAAAGAGCAGGAGAAATAAGCAACTTAGAATTACAACCAAGATTTTTGCTTCAAGATAGTTTTAAGAAAAATGGAAAAACATACAGAAAGATTGAATATATAGCGGATTTTTCATATTGCCAACGTCGGCAAAATGGTAGTTGAAGATGTAAAAGGGTTGCAGACAGATGTATTCAAATTAAAACATAAATTGTTTGAAAAAAAATATCCTGATTTGGAATTAAGGATAATCAAATGAAAGGAATATAAGAGATGATAGAAGTAAACGAATATGTGAGAACAAACAATATAAGTAGAAAAGAATATTTGAAGAAATATGATAGCAATGTTGGGTATGCATTATATGTTCAAGATAATATAAGAAAAGACGATTATGTAAGGCTTAATACAGGTAATATAGTAAAAGTCATTGGAATAAAAGCAAATACAGTAAATAAAAGAGCTATTTATTATGGATTTTACAAACAGGATTGGTTTGATTCAGCTGCAGTAGAAAATTTTTCAGATAATATAATAGACTTAGTAGAAGTTGGAGATGTATTAGAAATAAGGACAGGCTTACATAGCAGTTTCAAGTATTTTGTAGAAAATGAAGATAACTTATTGCTTTTAAAAGAAAAAGTTAAAGAGTTTTGGAACATACAAACAATACTAACAAAAGAAAGTTATATGGCTAATTGCTATAAAGTAGGAGGAAAATAGATATGTTAAAACTAGAAGAAACAAATCATAGATATTATTGTGAATGCTGGGAAACTGAAAGAACTATGGAATGTAATTCGTGGGAAGAATTTAAAGAAGAATGTGGGTTAGACTATGATTTTGATTGTAATTTATTATTTAGATTTGATTTAGAGCAGAAGGAAGATAATTTAGGCAACAAATTAGATAGTTATATTTTAAAATTACATCATGCTTTACAAAGACACGGAAGGGAATTATGGCACGTTGTAATATACAATATTACAGAAAAAGATTTGAAAGAAATAAATGAACATTTACAAAAAGCTAAACAGTATTTATTTGAAATGTGGAAAAAAATAGATTTATTAGAGAGGAGTGATACATAGTGAAAGAAAAAACAGTAGATAAAATTAAAATAGAAAATGAAAGAGATAAAAATTTATATATGCAAGGATATGAACAAGCATTAAAAGATGTAAATTTAGATAAATTTTTTCAAGAGGGATATATTTATGGAATTGAAGTTGAAAATAAGAATTGTATTAGAAATTTAGAAGAATTTATTTATGAATTAAAAGAAAAAAGGGAAAAAGGAAATATTGTTATAGGTTATTGGCAAATAAAAAATATGATAGAGGAGATTATAAAACAATGCAAGATAAATTAGATAAAATAAAATTTTATGAGCAATTAAAAAGATTTAATAATAAATATATACCAATTTTTATAATGATGCCCATAAATTCTAATAGCAAATATTCAATTATTTTAGACGAAAATAGAGTTAGACAGAAAATAACTCATGATTATACTTTACAAATTTTTGATAGAACAAAATCAGGATACGAAAAGTATTTATGTAATGACATTGAATTTAACTTAATAAATGAAAATATAAAGACAGATTATCAATTATATAAATTTATATGTGAGAAAATAGGAGGTGTTTTAAGTGAAAGAAAATAGTACAAAAATATCAACTGATATAGATTATGGAGTGATATCATTGAAAAAACGAGGAAAATCAATTATAAAAATAGGAAATATGAAATTAGGTGGCACAGATGTAAGAATAGAAGTTTCTACAAAATTTAATTGGTTGCAGAAAAAATTATGGAAATATTTATTAAATATGGATATTGAAGATATTGAGGAGGCAAACGGTGAAAAATAGTAGAAAAGAAGATATAGAAATATTAGAGAAATTAATAAGCACAATGAAATCAGATAGAAAATTGTTTAATGAAAAAATAGATAAAGAAATATATACATTTTTTATAAATGCATTAGAACATATTTTATCAGATTATAAAAGAGTATTACAAGAAAATGAATATATGCACAATGAACTGGATAAACAGCAAACTAAAATAAATAAGTATGCAAAAGAGAATGAAGAATTAAAAGAAAACTGTAACATAGATTACAAAAGAGAATGTGAAGTTTTAGCATTACAATTACACTTATTAAGAGAAGAAGCAAAGACAACAGAAAAAGATTATAATATGTTAAAAGAATATTATAAAGAACAAAATGAAGTAAATGCTAGATTTATTCCAGTTCAAAAAGTAAAAGACAAGATAATTGACTTAATGTCAGAACAACTTGCAGGATTAGCAATATTTAATATTGATAAAGATGAGACATTGATATTAAGTGATAAAGAAGAAGTAAAACAATATTATGAAAATAAAGCAAAAGAATTAATAAACAGATAAAAGAGCATACTACATCTAAAGAGTTTCTAAAGAGGTGTAGTATGCAAGATAAAGAGATAATTCAAAAATGGAAGCAAGGATTAAGCAAGAATCAATTAGCAACAATGTATAAAAGACAATATAATCAAGAAATAAAGATAATAAGAGCAAGTGTAAGGCATAGACATGATGGAAGATACATAAGCAATTATGAAGCATTAGCTTATGTTGAAAGGGTAATATATAAATATTTGAAAGGACAAAAGAATGAAAATACCAAAAACGATAAGTAAAAATAATCGAGAATATATATTTGAAAAACAGATAAATAATAATGTATTTTTATATAAAGAAAAAATATGTGGATATAAAGAGTGTTTTACAAAATTTGACTTAGGATTAATAACAGAAACAGAAAACATGATAAGTACAGCCAAAAAATGTGGAAGTGCAAAAATATGATTATGGAGGTTACAAATGAACATATATGGAATATATGATACAGAAAATAATGAACAATGTATAAGAGTTGGGACATTGTCAGAAATAGTGAAGTTTTTGAATTTGACAGCGAGAGAAATGAGTATAGCAGTAAGGAAGAATAAAACGATAAGACAACATTATAAAGTATATTATTTATTTAAAGAGGAGGTATACTAATGAGCAAATACATAAAAGAAGATATTGAAAAAATGTTAAGAAATCATAAAAAAAATGAAGCAAAATTGACAGAAGTTCAATTAAAAAAAGAGGAATATCAAGAACAGTTATATTATGCTGGAACAGTAAATGAAGATAATGAAAGAGAAGTTATAGAAAATATGCAGATAGCAGGACAAGCTTATGATAGTATTCGTAGCAATACAAATAGTATATCTGATAAAGTATTAGATACAGCAATAAATTATCAAAAAGAATTGAATTATATAAATAAATTTGATAGAGAATATTTAAATTCAAAGATTATAGAATGTGAAGCAGAAGAAAATATATTAAATAAAAAAATTGTAAGAGTAAAAAATTTATTAACAATACTTAGTGAAAAACAAAGATTTGTAATTAATGAATTTTATATAAATAATGAAAAAGGGGATTGGAAACGAGTTGCAAAAGAGTATGAAAATCAATTTCCAAGATATTTATCAGTGAAACAATTGCAAAATATAAGAGATGTAGCTTTAAAAGACATGCTAGAGGTATTAAATACATAAAGTTCGCAAAAATTTCGTTAAAATTTCGCAAAAAATGTATTTAAAATTTCGTTTCTGATGTAGTATAATTATAATAGAAAAATTATAAAAAGTCGCAGATGGAAACATCAAACCCAATGTGGCAAAAATAAAGAACCCCTTTATTTATTTAAATGTTAGAAGAATAGATGTTTTAAATGTCTATTCTTTTAAAAATTTGAAAAATTAATAAAAAAGTGTTATAATTTAATTAGTTAGAACATAAAATGAAACAAAAACAATTGCAAATGCAACAAAATGTATAATAAATTAAACAAAAAGTGTTTACAATTGTTAAAAACTCTAGTATAATATGAGTACAGATAAGAAAGAGAATAAACGTGCTCATTTATTCACACCACCTTTCTAAATTCTGTAAGCGAATATAATAAAAAGTTTATTAAAACGAAGAAAAAACTAGAGTACTGGGAATACTCTAGTTTTTCATATGTACAATTATTATTGAAATAATCTTAGAATTAAATAAATAACAATTAATACAGCGAACATAATAAATTTGTTCATTAAAACTCACCTCCTTACTGATTGGAAAGGTCAGAACAGAGGACAAAAATATTATACTATGAGTTAGAAAAATAATCAACAATAAAATAAAAAATATGCAAAAAATGTCGAGAGTTTATCAAACAAGATAGGCTCTTTTATTTTTAGTTATTACCAGGTGCTAGGTAACTGATAATATAAATAGAGGTGTCACATATACACTTCATTACAAAGTTGCATGATATAGAACTTTCCTAGCAAGTTCAAATATGACAGATTAATTCAGAAGGTCTGAAACTTGTTTGCTAAACAATGTGTACCTAAAAGGTATGGGGTTCATGTTCTCAGTCTGTCGCCAAATATTATCTAAAGTGAAAATCAGTCCAATGTGGAGTAATAGATAGAGATTGCAATCGGTATATCATTACATAGTGTTTTATAAATAAAAAGGAGAGTACATATGACTAATCAAGAAAGAATAGAAAAATATAAAAAAGAATATTGTACAAGATGTAAAAACAAAGAAAAGAATGATTGTGAAATAAGAGTATTTGCAAATTGTGAAACAGTATGTACAAAGTGTGTATATTATGAACAAGAAGATTAACTATGCAAATTGCATGAAAAGAAAATGCGAACAATGCAGATACTATGATTATTGTTTTAGATATAGACCCAAAAGAAGAAAAAACATTAAAGATAAAACAAAGAAGGTGATTAGATGGCAAATGAAGGAAATTTGAAACCAATTCGAACCAAGAGCGAAGCGAGAGAAAAAGGAAAAAAAGGTGGAAAAAAATCAGGAGAAGTAAGAGCACAAAGAAAAACATTAAGAGAAGAACTGATAGCATTACTAGAAACAAAAATAGAAGATAAAACAATACAAGAAAAGATAAGTTTTTCACTTATTCAAGAAGCAATAAGTGGAAATGTAAAAGCATTTGAGACTATAAGAGATACAATAGGAGAAAAACCAATAGAGCAAATACAAAATATTAATCCACCAGTAATAAATATAGAGAGACCAAAAGATGATTAATCCATACAATATAATAGCAAAACATTTTTGGGATTTGCTTGATGATTGTTTATCAAATAAACATACTCATTACTGGTTAAAACGGAGGAAGAGGAAGCACAAAATCGAGTTTTATTGGTATAACAATTCCTTTAATGATGATGATAGATGCACAAAATGGAACATATTCAAATGCAGTAGCAATGAGAAAAGTTGGAGATACATTAGCAGATAGTGTATATACTCAAATCCTATGGGGAATAGAGCAATTAGGAGTATCAGAATATTGGGAAGCAAAAGTAAGCCCTCTAAGATTGACTTATAAGCCAACAGGACAGCAAATATTGTTTAGAAGTTGTAATAATAAAGATGATTACAGAAAAATTAAATCAACAAAATTTAAAAAAGGTTTTTGTAAATATCTTTGGTTTGAAGAACTAGATGAGTTCTTTGGAATGGAAGAAATAAGAAGCATAATACAATCATTACTTCGTGGTCGGAAATGGCTACGAAGTTTTTTATTCTTACAATCCGCCTAAGATGATTGCTAGTTGGGTAAATGCAGAAGTAATAGTTATAAGACCAGATAGATTAGTACATAGTTCTACATATTTAGATGTACCAGTTGAATGGTTAGGAGAACAATTCATAATAGAAGCGGAAGAACTAAAAAAGACAAATGAATTAGCATACAGAAATGAGTATTTAGGAGAGCCAACAGGAACTGGAGGAGCAGTATTTACAAATATAACATTAAGGAAAATAACTGATGAAGAAATATTACACTTTGATAATATAGCAGATGGTATAGATTTTGGATATGCGGTAGACCCAGCTTGTTATGGTCAAAATCATTTAGATAAAACAAGAAAAAAGCTATATATATTTAATGAAATTTACAAAGTAGGTATATCAAATAAAAAATTACATGATGAAATAATAAAAGTAAAAATTGGAAGAAGTGAAATTACAGCAGATAGTGCAGAACCCAAAAGCATTGATGAAATGAATAGTTATGGTGGACTACGAATAGTAGGAGCTAAGAAAGGACCTGATAGTATAGACTTTGGTGTTAGATGGCTACAAAATTTAGTTGAAATAATAATAGACCCAGAGAGATGCCCTAATACTGCAAGAGAGTTTAGTACATATGAATACGAAAAAGATAAATATGGTAATTTTAAAAGCAAATATCCAGATGCTAATAACCATAGTATTGATATGACAAGATATAGCAGAGAAAAAGAATATAATTTTAAAAAATTACAATTTGGTTATAACAATATAATGTAAAGGAGAAAAATAATGAGTTTTGTAGAAAAAATACAATATAAAGATGATTTTTTAAGTGAAGAAAATATAAATCAAAACATAAGCATATTATGGGGAAAAGCATTGCCAATATTTATGCATAGAAAATATTTACAGGATAGATTTACAAGGAAATATGATAAAAAAGATGTTGTTGTTGCACTTGAATATTATATAAGTATTATTGCAAGTGGATATTTTGGAGGAAAAGAGCCTCAATTTAAAGTTAAGAACATAAATGAAACTCAAAAAGGAATTTTAAATAGAATATTTAAAAGGATTTTTGGAGAGAAGAATGATCCAGAAGACTATCAAGCTATTATTGATTATATTGCAAAATATAATGACAATGGTAGCTTTTTTTATGACTGTGTACTTGATTATATTACAACTGGAGCATGTTATGGACTGGTGTATGAAAATAAGAGTAACGAAGAAGTATATGCCAATGTTTCAAGCTTGAATACAGTAGCTATATGGAACTATGATGTACCAAGCACAAAAGTAGGATTATTAAGGTGTTGGTACGAAAATACAACAACAGGTGGAATTGAAACACATTTAGAAATAATAACAAAAGACTATAAAAAGCAATTTGTTGATGGAATAGAAAAACAGACTATTACCGAGAGCTCTGAATATAAGTTTGAAGAGGTGGATGGTAGCAATAAACCAGTAAGATGGACCGATTTGCCTTGTTTTGCAGTAGAAAATCCTTATGGAATGTCATTTTTTGAAAATGTTATAACTTTAATAAACAAAAATGAAAAAGTAATAGAAAATAATGCTAATATTTTTGATTATAATGATAATGCAAAATTAAAAGTAACAGGATTTTCTCCAATAAACGATCCTTTAATACCATTAGTAAATGACAAAGGAGAAGAACAAAAAGATAAGAATGGAAATATAATAATGACTAAAAATCCTGCAAGAGTACAAGAAGATGAGGCTGTTTTAAATGCAAAAGTATTTTATACTCCAGATAAGGATGGAGACATAGATTGGATAATAAAGGATATAAATGATACTGCATCAGAAAATCATAAAAAAACATGCTTAGATATGGCACTTATGATTTCTGGAGTGCCAAATGTAACTGATCAAGGTTTTACAAATGCAGACAATGCAGCAGCCTTAGAAAAGAAGTTTTTTCCTTTAGAACAAGTGTTACAACAAGCACATCATTTATTTAGAAAAGAATACTTAAGAATGTGGGAGATGATAACAGCAAGAATAAATCTAAAGAAAGGTAAAGAATATGATTTTAGAGATATAGATGTTATATTAATACGTAATTTACCTACAGATACAGAAAGTCTTACAAATGCTTGGTTAAAGTTAAGAGGATTAGTAAGTGACAAATCAATTATAAGTCATTTACCATTTGGACTTGATGCAGAATCAGAACTTGCTGAAATGGACAAGCAGAATCAAGAAAATATACAGAAAAATCTAGAGCAAATGTCTATGATGGGACAAACAGGAGTAAACCAAGATAACAAAGAAAACAATCAAGATAATAAAGTAACAGATTTGACAGAACAACAGAAAGCACAGAAATTAACGGCAGACAATAAGAAAGAACAATCAAAAGTAGTTAATAAGCAAATTAATAAAGAATAGAGGTGCTTTATATGTGGAAACAACATGATAATTATATGAAACAATTACAACAACTATATAATAAAACATCAAAACAAACACAGAACAGACTTCAGGAAATCTTTGATACATTTAACTTTACAACAGATAATATCTATAATATAGCAGATAGTAAGACTAAAAAAAGAATAAATACATATATAGAACAATGGAAAGAACAAGGATTATTAAAAAATAACAACTATTTTACATCATTAGCAAATAATATTTATAGAAGAATAAGAGTAAAGAATAGTGAAATATTAGAATTATTGATTTATAGTGCATATATAGAAGAACAAAGCAAACTTGAAGAACCAGAAAAACAAATGATGTATGAAGATGCAAATTATTATTATCAAGAAGGCATAAAAGAGGTCGATAAAAAGAAAAAGTCATCAGTAATTCCGATGGCTTTATTTCTTGCATTATTAGACCAACCAAATTATAGTGGATTTAATTGGAAACAATACATTGAAGTTACAATGCAATATAATGCACAACAAATATATAAACAAGCAATTTTAAATATACAACAACAAAAAGACCTAGAAATTGATTCTAATGAGTTTCAAACAATAATAAATAGACAAAATAACCAAAAACTTAATATAAATAATGACAAGATATCAGGTGCAGTCGATTTACAAATGATCGGATTAAATAATCTGGCAAAAGTAGAAGGAATAAAATCAAATGCACATGATAATGCACAAGTAGAATTTTGGGCAGTAACTGATGAACATAGTACAGAAATGTGTCAATCAATGAATATGATGCGATTTTATATAAATAAAGAAAATAAATTTGATAGGTATTGGGGGAATAGCAAAAAAGATATTAAACTTATGCCAGTTAGGGTAAAAGGTTTAGTACCTGGTATTAATTTACCTCCAATTATGTATTATTGGCATTGGTGCAGGAGTACTATAAGATATGTGTCACCAGTTGAAAAACAAGAAAAAACAGAGTATAATAATGTTGATTATATAAGAAAAAACAATTATACTAATAGCAAAAATCTAGATAGCAATATAAAGAAAGCAATAAAAAGGTTGCCAAGAAAAATTCAAAAAATTATAAATGATACGACCTTTGAAGTATCAAAAAATAATAGTTATTATGATAGAAAAAATAATATAATACATTTATTAAATGATAGTAACGAATATGAAATATTACATGAAATTGGACATGTGATAGAAACAAAACTAGATTTATTACATGATAAAAAATACATAGAAATACAACAAAATGGGTTAAATATTAAAGAAATACATACAGACAATATAAAAGGATATGGAAAGGAAAATGAGTTCTGGTTAGATGGAAATAAATTTATTTCAGAGTATCAAAGAAGAGTGTATGAACAAGATATAGATGGAAATTATAAATTGAATTATTTAGACTTTACATTTAATCCTAAAACTTTAGGAGAATATTTTTCAGAAGGATTTAGATGCTATTTTGAAGAAAATAAGTTATTAAAAAGAAGAGATATAAACTTATACAATTATATTAAGGAGGTCTTAAAATGACAGAAAAACAAATTCAAGATTTGTTAAAAAAAGAATATATTATTGATTTAGACAAAGAATTAATTAAGATATATCCTAATGGATTTGACATTAATAAAATAGATAAAAGGATAAAGGCAAAAATAGAAGAATTGACTAATAAATACGATAGCATACAAAATCCAGTACAAATAAGAAAAAATAAGGAGTAGTAAAACACATGATTATACCAGATGAAATAAAAGAATTAATTCATAAATATATAGAAAAGAATGGAAAAAGACCATTAGGTTTTAATTATGATGAATGGAATAGTTTTGCAGAGTATAAAGAATATTTAGAAAAAGAATTAGAAAAATAGCACTTACTAGAAAGTAGGTGCTTTTATTATGGAAAGAAGGTGGAAAATATGTGGTTATTAGTTTTAATAATAAGCATTAAATTACAAATGCCAACTTGGTATTGGATTATATTTACTATAATTACAATATTAAGACCATTATTTATAGAACCAATAAAATTTGAGTTTTATCAGGGGGTTATGGAGAGCAAAAAGAATAAATAAGTTATTAACATTTTATAATTATAAATTTTTAGACGTAGACGTGCGTCTATTTTTTATGCCTTTTTACTGGTTGAAGGCGCTAAAGAACAACAGAATACAAATTCGCAATGGCTGGGGCTTAGGCAATGGCTGGGGCAAAAGGAGTAAGAAATGGAAGAACAAGATAACAATGTAAATCCAAATAATGCTAATACTGGGGCAGTTACTGAACCAGCGGGAGCAAATAATACAGGAATAAATGATAATCCTGTAACATTTGATGATTTCTTAAAAGACGGAAAAAATCAAGCAGAATTTGACAAAAGAGTTCAAAAGGCTATAAACACAGCTAAAGCAAACTGGGAAGAAATAATGAATAGTGAAAAAACAGAAGCTGAGAAACTAGCAAAGATGAACAAAGAACAAAAACTTGAATATCAAGCACAAAAGGAAAGAACAGACAAAGAAAAAGCACTTGCAGAATTAAATGCTTACAAACTAAAAGAGCAAGCAACAAAAATCGCAAGTGAAAAAGGATTGGACATATCTTTACTTACTTTCTTTAACTTTGAAACAGTTAAGGCAGAGGAAATCAATTCAAAAATAGAAGAGGTTTCAAATGCGTTCAATAAAGCTGTTGAAAAAGCTGTAAATGAAAGATTAAAAGAAGATACACCAATTGAAAAATCTGGTTTTGATAATAGAAAAAACAAATCAATCGCCAGAGCAAGTTATTAAAAATAGGAGGAATTAAAAATGGGAGAAATTACACAAGAAGCATTAAATATAATGCTACAAGATGGCAAGACAAAGGATAATTTAAAACAAGTATTAAGTGGAGTATTAGAAAATGTTGCATCAAGAGCAATATCAGAACAAATCAAAGCAAAAAATGGTTCAGGAAATCCAGAAGGTGGAGTAATTGAATATAAAAGATTTGTAAATGCAGAGCTAAAAGATAAAGGTACTGCAAGAGCAGCAGGAAAAGGTGATAAAGTAAAAGCTAAACCAGTAAAAGTTGTTATTGATACAGACAAAGAAATTGTTGAAGAATTGCAAGGAAAAGATGTAAAACTTTATGGCATTGATGGTATGGCTGAAAAAAGAAAAGTAAACCATCAATCAGCTATTATAAGATATTTAGATAGAGAATTTTTTGCAAAGGTATTGGAAGGAACAGAAGTTTCTGCAAAAGATAATGTACAAGATACAATTGATACTTTATTACAAAAAGCAAGAACTTTAAGAAACGATTTTATTGATGGAATAGAATCAGACTTATTAGTTATTGTTGTAGATAGTGAATACAGAAAAGGAATGAAGAAAATTCTTGACGAATTACCAAATGGAACAGACCCAAAAGAACAAGCAATTGGTATGTACGATTCTGTTAGAGTTTATGAATCAACAAGACTACCAGATGGCGTAAAAGCTGTTGTAATGATGGATGGGGCTATTGCTCAACCATTTTATGTATCAGAGTATGGAGCAGAGAAAGTACCATTTGATGATGCTGTAGCATTAGAAGATTTCTTATATAAAGGAACAAAAGCATTAATGGAAGACACTATATTCTATGTAACAGATGCTTCACTTAAAACTTTAAATGTAACATCAGAAGCAGGAACATCAACTGGAAAAACAAAAATAACTGTTACACCAGTATTAACTTCTGGAAATAGTTATAAATATAAAGCAGCAGCTAATCCAACAATACCAGAATATGATGCTGTTTGCACATCTGGATATACAGCTTGGAATGGAACAGACGAAATAACAGCAACAACAGGGCAAAAAATAGTAATTGTTGAAGTTGATTCAGCGAATAAGGCTAAAAAAGCAGGAATAGCAACAATTACTTCAATGGCTTAAAAATAGGAGGCAATAGAAATGGCAGAAACCAGTAATATAGACAAAATAATAGCTGATTTATGGGCTAATTATAAAGATGATAAAGAAGTCTTAAATGAAATATTAGAGGAAGTAAGTTCTATTGCCTCTGATATTTCTAATAGACAAAAAGATGACACAAAACTATTTCCATATATAAAGAAAGCAACAAAAGCAATATATCTTTCAAGGGGAGCAGAAGGCTTAACAAGTCGAAATGAAGGTTCTATTTCAACATCATTTGAAGATATTATAGATAAGTTAAGAAATGACATTATAAAATCTGGTTTAAGGAGGATTAAATAATGTTATTACGAGACTTAATAAAAGTATATATATCAGAGTATAAAGAAATAGAAGACCACGGTGAGTCAAATAAAGTATGGAAATATAAAGGACTAGCTTGGCTAAATATGCAGCAAGATGTCAATGAGTTAGATAGAAAGTCTACTGGTGAAGTGGATTATAGTACATATAAAGGTCGTACGACTAGAGATTATGATATACAAAAGGGCAATGGAATATCATTTGAAGATATCTCAAAATTGGAAAAGTTTATTCCAGAGTATAGAGTACTGGACAAAAATAAAATAGGAAGTACTTATGTATATAGAATGGAGAAAGTACAATGATAAAATTCAATTGTAATATTAAAGTAAAACATAATTTTAAGAATATAGATACTATAATTCAAAAACTACCACAAACAGCTCAAATGATAACAGAAGATGTACTAAAAAACATTAGAGGTTATGCTATAAGGCTGGAAAAGGGACATACCGAAGATGGCATATTAGTTGAAATGATTGATATGTTTACTAAAGAAGTGAAGCGGTCGTGTATATGCTGACCCTTCTAAATTTATGAGTAGTGGAGTTTCATATTTGTTTTTTGAATATTTTGGGACAGGTGCTAATGCTGAGATGGAACATGTAGGAAAATCAAAACATTTTATTCAAAGTAGTTACACAGAATGGTTTATTCCAGTAAGTAAAGTTGAAAAGAAATTGCCTTATCCAATTGTAAATATTCAAGGAATGGATTTTTATGTTGCTCATGGTAGCAAAGCCAACCACTTTATAGCCGATGCAGGTTTTAAAAGTAGAAATGAAAATGCAGAAATAGTTAAGAAAAAATTAGATGAAATGCTAAAGGAGTGTTGTAAATAATGAAAGATTTAAGTGAATTAGAGTTTAGTGATTTAGTATATGAGAAACTAGAGATATTAAAGTATAAGCAAATATTAACAAATCCAACAACTACAAGTACATTTCCTTGCTTAGAGTTACATACACCTTTAAAATCAGTAAATTTAACAGAGAATGCATTTCCGATTAAATCTACATTCCAGATATCAATAACTTGTTGGAACGAAAAGCAACGCCAAGCAATGAAAATGACAGATGAAGTTGATAAAAAGCTTCAAGAATTAAATTTTATAAGGACGAATACCAGCCCTGCATTATATGACTCTATATTGCAAAAATATGGTATAACAATAACATTTGAGGTTAGTTATAATTCAATAACAACCTCTTTTAATTTTATAAGATAATAGGAGGAATTGAAGATGTCAGAACCAAAAACAAGTACAATGACTAAATTATTTCATGCTGATACATTAGAAGATTTAAAATCAGCATCAAAAAGAAAGCAAATCGCTTTTGTACAAAGTATACCAGAGTTTCTAAAGGCTCCAGAAGGGGTTACATATAGTGCTTTAGATATTCCCGATGAAAGAATGGCAGAAGGAAGACAAAAAGCAGAAAACTTAGAAATAGAAATATTATTTAAAGAAGATCAATATGATGAATTAAAAGCTGTGCAAACAGCCAAAACAAATGGATATTGGGCAATACAACTACCAGAAAGTACAGCATCAGAATCTGGAAAGCCATTAACATGGTATTTCACAGGAACATGCTTTGTAGGAATGAGTGAAATTGCTCTAGATGATATGTTAAAATCAAAATTAACAATCTATAGAAGTTCAGAAATACAAGAAAGCAAAGGCTTTCCCACAGCCTAGTTCTGATGTAAGTGTCGTGTCAGAACAAACAGAAACAGACACTAATAAAGAGAAGGCATTGAAATAAAGCCTTCTCTCTTTTGCAAAGGAGAGAAATAAAATGATAATAGAAACAAAAAATAAAAATATTAATTTAGTACTAAAAACAAGAAAAATAGTAGATATAGCTAATCTACTAAAAAATAAAAACTTTGAAGAAGCATTTGTAAAAGCATATTCAATATTAGATGGAGAAGCTTTAACGAAAATAATATTCAAGTTGGCAGAAAACGAAAATGGGGAAAGTACATTTAATTCATCAGATGAAGTATATGATTTTATAGATGATTGTAGAGCAGAAGGAATAACTATAAGTGAATTATATGCTAAGATTGCAGAGGCATTGAATGAAGAGGGTTTTTTCAAAAAGAAAATGAGCAAGAAAGAATTAAAAGAAATGACCTCAAATCCTTTATCAACAATGAATATGAACGAATTAGTTCAAAAATCAGCAGAAAGTGCAATGAGCAAAATAGCAGAGAAGCAATTTCAAGAACAAGGATTTCAAGGCTACGAGGCTTAAATGAGATAGTAGAAAAAATCAAAGAATCTAATAATTTGATTGAATTGATATATTCAATGGAAAGATTAGCTTATTATTTTGATATGAAACCATATGAGTTTTGGAATAGTAGATATTTAGAAATAAATGTGTACTGTCAATCTCATCTAATAAAAATAATAGATGGCTTGAAACGTGAAATTAACTTACAAGAAGCGGTAACAAATAAACTTATAAGAGCGGATAGTATGAGTAAGAATCCAAAAATAATACTGATTAGAGATAACTACAAAGAGTTATTTAATGAGGAAGAACAGCAAATACAGTCTCCAGAGGAAATTATAAGAAGAATGAGAGGAATAATGAAATCAGAAAAAAATTAAAAAAATATTATTTTCGACAGCATTCGACAAAAAAGTACAACTAAAAGTGATATAATTCTTTTATAATAAAATAAAAGGAGGTATTCTTATGGAAGAAAAAAAGAAAAGCGGTTTTGCAACAGCAGGTTTGGTGTTAGGGATTATAGGGATATGTACATCATTTATTCCAATTGTAAACAATTTATCATTTGTATTAGGGGCAATAGGTGTAATATTAGCAGTAATTTCATTAGTTAAAAAAGCAAGCAAAGGGCAAGCTATAGCAGGAGTTATTTTATGTGTTTTAGCAATAGTAATAACTATTAACTCTCAAAAGGCTTTATCAGATAGCTTAAATGAAGTTAGTGCTGATTTAAATAAGGCAACAGGTGCAAGTACAGAAGAAGTTTTGGCAAATGATGCAAATGTTGAATTAGGTAAATTTGAAGTAACAAAAGATAGTTATGGAATAACAGATACTAAACTTACAGTAAAAGTTACAAATAAAACTAGCGAAAAAAAATCATTTAATTTTCACATAGAAGCGATAGATGCAAATGGTGCAAGAATAAATGAAGACTATGTGTATGCTAATGATTTAGCATCTGGACAAAGCCAAAATTTTGAGATATTTACACTAGTAACATCAGATAAAATAAATGAAATGAAAAATGCTACTTTTAAAATCATAGAAGCATCTATGTATTAATAATTAAATATATGAGAGAACACTTACTATATAAAGTAAGTGTTTTTATTTGTTAAAAATTTAAAAAGAGAGGAGGAATGACTTATTACAGTAGAAGAAATAGAAATAGTAGTAACTGCAAAAGTAGAGGAAGCATTGAAAGAATTTCAAAAGATAATACCAGCAATAAAGCAATCAATGAAACAAGCACAAGATGCTTTTTCAAAAGTGGATACAAAAACAATGACAAACAAGTTACATCAAGCAGTTAAATTTATGAGAAAGAAAATGCAGGACTTAAAAAGGAGTTCTGAAAATAATGAGATAAAAATCAAAGTAAACAATAAAGATGCACAAAAACAAATAAGCCAATTACAGAAAAAAATAGAGAGTTTACAAGAAAAAATAACTGCTCGAAGAATAAAGCTAGACATAATAACACCAAAGTTAGATAAAATATCAAATGAACCAATGAATAAGGTTAATCCAGGAAGATTGGAAAATAATAAACAGTATATCAACTTAAGTGATAAAGAACAAATACTGACTGAAGAGATAGCACATTATAGCCAACAACTTAGTGAAGCAAAAAGTAAAATGGCGCAATTAGGTCAACAAACATCTAAAACAGCAGCTACTCAAAGTAAATTGGGTAGTTTTTTTGGAACTTTTAAATCAAAAATTGAACCAGTAAAGGCTGCAGTAGGAAGAATAGGAATGGCTTTCAAGAATGTGGGGAGTAGTATAGGAAGATGCTTGAATCCTGTAAATTTAATAAAAAAAGGAGCAGGAGCAATAGGAAATATTGGTACAAAGGCTAAAGGTGTTGGGACAGGTATAAAAAGTGGAATAGGAACAGTATTAAAATATGCAGCAGCATTGTTTTGTTTAAGGAGTATTTATTCTACATTAAGTGGTTGTGCTCAAAGTTGGCTATCAAGTCAAAATGCAGGAGCTAAACAGTTAAGTGCAAACATAGATTATATGAAAAACTCCTTAGGAAATATATTAGCACCTACAATACAGTGGATTACCAATCTTATATATGAAATGTTAAAAGCTATTCAATCGGTTATTTATGCATTGTTTAGAGTAAACATATTTGCCAATGCAAGCGCAAAGGCTTATTCATCTATGGCAAATGGTGCTAGCAAAGCAAATAAAGAAACAAAGTCATTATCAAGTATTCATAGTGAAATAAATAATATTTCCGACAATAATAACAGTAGCACAAGTGGAGGAACACCAGTACCAAGTTTTGATTTATCAGGAATAGATAGTCAAATGTCTCCATTAGCACAAAAATTATACGACTTTTTTAAACCATTAAAAGATAGTTGGGATGTATATGGACCTCAAGTTGTAACTGCATTCAAAAATGCAATAAGTGGAATAGGAGAAGCTTTTGGTGCAATGTGGAATAGTGTAGAAACATTGTTTACTAATGGAACTATTTATTCAATAATTGCTAATATTTTAAATACAATAGGTGAAATTGGATACGCATGGGCAAATGCATGGAACAACGGCAATAATGGCACAGAAATAATACAAGGAATAGCTAATATGATAAATGATATTACTGGTGCTATTTTAAATTTAGTTTCTAGCACAGGATTTCAATCATTTCTAGATGGAGTTATTAGTGCATTTAGTGGTATTGTACAATTTATAGAACCAATAGTGTCAGGATTTTCAGATATGGCAGAAAAAATATTAGAAATAGTATTTTCAACAATAGGTGATGTATTAAAAACAGTAGGAGATGCATTGCAAACAATAGCACAAAATGAAACAGCAGTAGAAATATTAAAAGCATTAGGTGGTGCAATAGCAATAGTAGTAGGAGCAATTATTGCTTGGAATATTGCACAATTAGTTTTGAATGGACTTATGGGATTATTTGCTATTATAACATCTCCAATTACACTTATAATTTTAGGAATAATTGCAGCAATAACAGCAATCATTTTAATTATAAAAAATTGGGGAGCAATATCAGAATGGTTTGGAAACTTATGGAAAACAATAACTGATAAATTAAAAGAAATATGGACATCCGTTAAAGAGTTTTTTATAAACTTATGGCAAGGAATAGTAGATAAAGTTAAAAGTGTTTGGAATGGAATAAAAGACTTTTTAAGTAACTTATGGAATGGTATTTTAAATATAGTTAGAACTGTATTTAATGCAATAGCAACATTTTTTAGCAATATATGGAATGGAATTAAAACAGTAGTTTCGACAGTATGGAATACTATAACAAGTACAATATCAAATGTAATAAATGGAATAAGAAATACAATATCAAATGTATTAAATGCAATAAAGAATGTATGGAATAACATCTGGACAACAATAGGAAATGTAGTAAAAAATATCTGGAATGGAATCTGGTCAGGAATAAAAGGTGTAATTAATTCTATCTTAGGTGGTATTGAAGGATTTGTAAATGGAACAATTAGAGGAATTAATAAATTATTAAGTGGAATAAGCAAAGTAGCAAATGCAGTAGGTTCATTAATAGGACTAAATCCAATTAATTTGCAAATAAGTACAATTTCATTGCCAAGACTAGCCAAAGGAGGAGTTTTAACAGAAGCAACAGCGGTAGTAGCAGGAGAATATTCAGGAGCTAAATCAAATCCAGAGATTGTAACACCACAAAATATAATGAGAGATACATTTGAAGATGTATTATCTAATTATAGTGGAAACAATAACGATAGACCAATATATTTGACTGTAATGGTAGGCAATAAAAAACTAGGACAAATATTATTAGACGATTTAAGAGACAAAAAGAGAAGAACAGGAAAAGATATAGAAGCATTAGTGAATTAGATTATAGAAGATTTCTAGTATCAGAAAAATTTTATATTTTCGACAAATTTCGACACAAAATACCGATTAAAAGTGTTATATTCTTATTGGAGGGGATAATTATGACAGTCGAAGAAGCCATTGAAAAAAGTGGAACAAAGAATATTTTGGCAAAAAGCTCAACTAAAAAAGCTCAAAAAATGATACAAAATAATGAAACTGTTTTATATGCTATAAATACAAATGTATTAATAGAAGATAATAAGGAAACTGTAATTCAAAATGGAAACAAGGGGTTATTTTCAATAAAAAATTCAATAAATGGAGTTGTAGTAATTACAAATAAAAGAATATTGTTTTGCAGTTCTATAATTGGAAATGTTAACCAAAAGCAAATATTGATAAAAGATATAAAATCAATTGATGAAAATATTAATGGGTTAACTAAAATGGGACAAATAAGAATCTGTGGTATAACAGATACATTTTTAATTAATATTTATAAAAAGAATATAGCAGATGAAATAAAACAAGTTATATACAATTTGCAAAATTCAGAAGAAAATATTAGAAATATTAATAATAATTTTTCTAATGCAGATGAGATTATTAAATTTAAAAAATTACTAGATGAAGGAATAATTACACAAGAAGAATTTGAAAGAAACAAGAATTATTAAAGTAGTACCAAAACGCTTGCTTAGGCAAGTGTTTTTACTATATAAAAATTTCTTTAAAAATTTTTATATACCTCTTGACTTTTGTGGGAACATATTGTAAAATATATGTGTGAACAAAAGTGAGGTGGGGAAAATAGATAATAAAAAAATGGGTAGACCTACAAGTAATCCTAAAAATGAAGAATTGAAGGTAAGAATATCAAAAGAAGATAAAGAAAAATTAGAATATTGCATAAATAATTCTAATAAGAATAAGTCTGAAATTGTTAGAGAAGGAATAGATAAGGTCTATAAAGAATTAAAAAAATAGAGTATTCTGTCACTCGCCAAAGTAAACCAGAATACTCACATACAAGAACTAGGTTCTTATGAATATATTGTATCACAATAAGAACCAAAGTTCAATAGAATGGAGGTTTTTTATTATGGAAATTATAAAAAATGAATACATGGTAACAAAAGATAAAGATTTTATAGGAAAAAGATTTAAAACCTATACAATAGAAAAAACAATAACTTATGCAAATGGAGAAATAGAAACAAGACTTAGGTCATTTATACCATTTAGAGATGGAGATATAAATACAGTAAATTTAGACGATTTATATTTTCCAATTACTATAACACAAGAAGAAATGAAACAATTACCAGAAGAATATGATAAAGCTTGGATGAGAGGAACACTAACAAAGGAAATGAGTGAAAAAATGCAAGAACTTGTATTGTTAATGAGAGCAAATAAGAAAATAGCTGGAGGTGTTGCATAATGGAAGAATATATAAATATATTAAAAGATTATTTGAATGGAAGAAGAAACATAAAAAAAGCACTATATAAAGTTATGAGCACAGCATATAGAGCAGTACAAAATGGAAGAATGACATGGGATGATGTTATATATTTGACAGGAGGTACTAACTAATGGAAGAAATATGGAAAGATATAAAAGGTTACGAAGGGCTATATCAAGTTAGTAATTTAGGAAGAGTAAGAAGTTTAGATAGGTATGTTAGACATAAAAAAATAGGTAGTATTAGACTATTGAAAGGAAAGATAATGTCACCCACAGTTTCTAGCAGTACAGGATATTTAGTAACAACTTTATACAATAAAGGGAAAGGAAAACAAGTAACAATACATAGATTAGTTGCAGAAGCCTTTATTCCTAATCCAATAGAAAAAACAGAAATTAATCATATAAATGGGATAAGAGATGATGATAGAGTTGAAAATTTGGAATGGGTAAATCGAAGTGAAAATCAATTACATGCATATAAATTTTTAAAAAGAGGATATAAATTACCAACAAAAGAACAAAGACAGAAATATATAGATACATTAAGCAAAGAAATAATACAATATGAAGTGCAAATAATCATAAAAGAAAAAGCAAGATACAAAAGTATAAGAGAAGCGGAAAGACAAACAGGAGTAGTACATACTTCAATTTCAAAGTGTTGTAGGCACAAACAAGAAAAAGCAGGAGGATATATATGGAGATATGAGAATGATGAAATCAAAGACAAGGATTAGTTCCTGTCTTTTTTGTTGGAGGTGATTTAATTGGGAGTAGAAAAGAAGAACAGGAAAAGACATAGAAGCATTAGTAGGAGGATAAAATATGTTATGGAAAGTAGATGGTGTAATTCAAAAAACACCAAGTACATATAAGGATAATATAGAGGATACAGATAATGATAGTTATACATCAAAAGTAACAGGAGCATTAATAGATAACCCAATTGCAGTAGGAATGTTAAAGCTTGAAATGACATGGGATTACTTAACAGAGGAAGAAGCAGAACAATTATTACAACTAACATATAGAAATCCTCTAATAGTAACAGTAAAATGTCCATCAGTAAAAGGTGGAATGTTAGAAAATGCAAAATTTAGAGTAAGTAAAAGAACAAGTGAAATGCATAAAACAGGTAATGATGAAGACACTTCCAAATCAAAATGGAAAGTGTCTTTTAATCTAATGCAAAAAGAATTAACAGCACAGCAAAAACAGACAGTATCAAATGCGTAGGAGGGCTTGAAATGTATAATACAAGTCAAAAATGGAAAGAAAACATATATAAAAATGTACAAAGCATATTAAATATTTATATAGATGACGTATTAATTAATCCAGATTATGTTTTGGACTTTAAGGTAGGGCAAACACTATTTGAAGAAAACTTGGAATTAGGAAGTACAACTAGTAAATATATAGAATTTAAAATATATAAAGAAAAAATGCCTCAAAATATGAAAAAGGTAAAAGTAGATTATGGAATATTAATAGATAGTAGTTTAACAGTAAAGCAAGTTAATTCAATGTTATTAGGAAAGCTAAAAGGAATAAAAGTAAAAAGTTTAACTAAAAACAATGGAGAATATGAAATAATACCAATAGGAATATTTAATATAGATGAGTATAAAGAAAATGACGATAATACATTAACTATAAAATGTATTGATAATATGTCAAAATTTGAGTTTAATTACGATGGAAGTAGTTTAACATATCCAGCAACTTTATTAGAGGTATTAAAAGGAATATGCTTAAAAGCAGGAGTAGAATTAGGTTCTACTTCTTTTTTGAATTGTGATGAAAAAATAGCAGTATATGATAATACAGTAAGTGCCAGAGAATATATAGGATATATTGCAGAAAGTGCTGGAGGATTTGCTTTTATAGGCAGAGATGGAAAACTGTATATAAGAAGAATATATCAGGATGAACAAGAAATACCGTTAGAATTGTTTGGAAGCTATAAATGGGGAGAGGAATTTCAAGTATCTAAGTTATCATACGAGGATGGTGTTAGAAGTTATAAATATGGAGATACAACTAGAAATAATCTATGGATAAATCAAGAAAATATGTTTATTACAACAGCAAATCAAATTCAAAATATTTACAACCAGGTAAAAGATTTAACAGCGAATAGCTTTGAGGGAAAAACGATAATAGATCCAGCACTAGATGTAGGAGATAAAATTATTATAGATGGAAAGCCAGTAATATATCAAGGAGAATTAGATTATCAAACAAGATTTATAGCTGATATAAAAAGTGCAATAAGCACCAAACAAAAACAAGAAACTACAATTAAAAAAGAAAGTCAAAAGGTTTTGAACAGAAGAGTGCAAAGTAATATAGACCAAATAGAAGGAAAAATATCACAACTAGTACAAGAAACAACAGAACATGAAGAAAAACTAACAGAACATGAGCAAACAATAGATAGTATAGCAGATAAAGTATCAAATATAGCAGATATAACAAGAAGTATAACAGGAATAACAACAATAGAATTAGAGAATTGTATAAAAGGAAATTTATTAGAATTACACATAAAAGGAAATAATACAGTATTTGAATCTTTAAAATTAAGTGACAATTTGTATTTAAGTGATGACTTATATTTAAAAGGAGATAGCTTAATAGTAGTAAAAGACCAGGATGGTAAAAGCAAGAAATATGAACTGAATATACAAGAACTACTTAGACAAAATGGAACAGTATATGATGAGTATGTGTTAAAAGAAGGAAAAGCACAAGTTATAAGAAGAATAAATGAAGATGGAACAATAAAAGATGAAGTTATCACAGAGGATTTAGGAACAATTGAAATATTACTTGAAGAAGGGAACAATACATTATCAATAAAGAATTATGATGCAGAAATATCAGCTAAATGGGCTATAAAAAGTGAATATTCAGAAATTTATGCAACTAATGTGGCAATGGATAGTGAAATAAAACAGACAGCACAAGAAATTAATTTATCTGTAAATAAAAAATTGGAAGACTATAGTACAACAACAGAAATGAATAGTGCAATAAGTGTTAAAGCAGATGAAATAAATCAAAAAGTAAGTAAAAAAGTAGGAAAAGATGAGATTATTTCAGAGATTAATCAAAGTGCAGAAGAAATCAAAATAAATGCAGATAAGATAGACATAGATGGAAAAGCTGTACATTTTAAAACTAACATTTCTGAAAAAGCAGGGCCATTCGTTGAGAGTGATTTTAAGAAGTTGATAAATTATTTAAATGATGCAGGAACATTAAATGATGAAGAAAAGTCAAGATATGATATAAACGAAGATGGAGAATTAGATGCAATGGATATGTATCTAATGACACAGGCAATTTCAAATGGAGGAACTTATGAATATAAGGGTAACTTTGAAATAAATCCATATTCAGCAAAAAAAGCAATAACACTATACAATGAAAATACTAATCAGTATGAAGTTATTTTGTCATTAATCAATAATCATATCAAAAAACTAACTTCAGATGAGATAGAGGTATCAGGAAAAGTAACTTGTGAAAGTTTAACACAAACATCATTAGAAAGAAAAAAGAAAAACTTTGAAAAATTAGAAGATAATGCAATTGAAACAATAAAGAATATAGACATATATAAATACAACTTAAAGAGTGAAAAAGATACAGATAAAAAGCATTTAGGATTTGTAATTGGAGACAATTATAATTACTCAAAAGAAGTAACATCACTAGATAATACAGGTGTAGACAATTATTCATTTACAAGTTTATGTTGTAAGGCAATACAAGAACAACAAAAATTAATAGAAAAACTTCAAAATAAAATTGAAGAAATGGAGGAAAAAATAAATGGAAAAGATTGATTTTCAAAATGGAACAACAAAGTTAAATAAAGCCATGTTTGATACATTTCAAAATAATATAGCAAAAGAAATAGATGTAAATTCAAAAACAAATTCATTAGGAACAACATTCTATAAAATAGGCCGTTTAGTTGTAATGAATATGGCATATACAGTAAGTATTTCAAATTTAGCAAATAATAAAGCCTATGCATTAACTACATTAGAAGAAAAATATAGACCAGGTAAGTTAGTAGCAGGACATGCTGTAATAAAAAATGCTTCATATAATTTTATACCTAATTCATATATGCAAATTAGAACGACAGGAGAGGTTGAAATATATCAAAATTCTGGTAGTACTCAAAATGTGGCACAAATATTAGCAACTCTTGTATATGTTGCAGCAAGCTAGAAAGGAGAATAATATGTCAACAGAAACAGAAAAATTAAAATTATTCAAATGGGATACATCAAATGAAGTAGATTTAGAAAGTGATTTTGATATTGAAAAAACACTTAACGAAAACTGGGATAAAATAGATGACAATACAGCAGAAGTCTCAAAGAAAAACATAGAACAAGATAACAGTATATCAGAGTTACAAGAAGAGATAGAAAACTTAAGAAACATAAGCAATATAATGCCGTCTGTAAACAATCAAGGAGAAAATATAACATTAAATAATACAGCAAAAGATGTGCGATTTAGAAAGTTTGGAATTGGTGGAAATGTAAAGCAGGAGACGAGAGAAGGGTATAATCTATTAAATGCTAATTTACCATATACGACATCAAGTAGTGGAAATACAATCAAGTGGTTAGGAAAAGAAAATATTCCAAAGATGGAAGTTAATAAATACTATTATTTACATGGCAAATTTTCTGATGGAACCATATTTTCAGGAGCACATGCTGCATTTGTAATAACAGATAGTATGGGACAAATTCTAAATAAAACATTTGGAAGTTCATTTCAAAATACAGTGGATATATCAAATGCTATTAACTGTTATATTTATACAGACTCTACATATGTAAATAAAACAGTAACAGAAGTTGCGATATATGAAGGAAAAGAAAATAAAGCTTACGAACAACACGGAGCAAGTCCTTCACCAGACTATCAAAGTCCAATAAAAACTGTTGGTAGTAATATAAATATATTTGATATTACAAAGTATGATTATAGAAACTTTAATGAAGCTAGTGTAGAAATTACTGACAGTACTAATTTTAGAATAATTGCAACAACATCGAAAAACGCAAACAATGCGGTTGGTTTTAAAATAATGGATTTAACAAAATATGCAGGTAAAACACTAACTTTAAAAGCAAAAGTAAAATCTAGTACAAGCACAAATAAAGGCTTTTTAGTATTAAGACAAAATAATGCTGATTATACTGGAACAAAATCAAATGAAAAATATGATGAAACTCAGAATACAACAGACGGTGTAATCATATTGCAATATAAAGTAGCAGATACTATAAATGATAGTAATAGATATTTATTTGCTTGGTTTTTTGCAACAAGAGGAAGTGAATGCAATGTGAACGATTATGTGGATTATACAGTTAAGATGGTTGAGGGAACAGAGGCAGGAGAGTATAGTAAATATAATCAAGGTAGTACCAAAATAATAATAGAAAAATCTGACAAGACACAAAAACAAGAGTATATTATGCCAGTACAGAAGGAATTTTTAACAGATGACTATTTTGACTTGGATAATGAAGAAGAAGTGCATGGATGGAAAAAAATTATATTAAATGGAACAGAAAATTGGCAATTGTATTCAGCTGGTACAAATATTTCAAGAAGGTTTGGCTTGGCATTAACAGAAAATGTACCTCGCAAAGAAACAGAAAAGTATGGAAAAGGGTATTCTACTCATTTTGAAATAACACAATTTATAAATGGAGACTTATCAATATTTCTACAAGTAGAACCGAATAATTGGTACATAGCTGTTACAGATGTTAATTCAAAATGGAGTAGTATCGTAGAATTTAAATCATGGCTAAAAGCTAAATATGATGCAGGAACCCCAGTAATAGTCTATTATAAAACAGCAGCAGAAACAAGGATACCATTTATAGATGAACAAAAAGCAGTAGCAAAAGAAATACAGAAAGCAACTAGTTATGAAGATACAACACATATTTATTCAACAGATGAAGTAAGTCCAGTTTTTGATGTAGAAGCAGTAATAGACTTAAAGAAATTAATAGCAAATACATCAACAACAGCAGAGGGGGAAAATTAATGCAAGATACAGATATAATTGAAAAAGTAGCTCATTTAGAAGAAAGAGAAAAATCAAATACAAAAAGATTAAATGAACATGATGAAAGGCTTGATAATCTTGAAAAGACATATTCTATAATGGAAAAAATGGACTATAGAATGGGAAAAGTAGAATCAGCTATTGAAAAAATAGACCAAAAACTTGATAGCAAAGTATCAGAAGAAGATAAAGAAAAAGGCAAGAAGTGGGACAAGTTTATTGATTATGTATTTTATTCAGTTTTAGCAGTAATATTAGGACTTATATATATGAAGTTAGGTTTAAAATAAGAGGTGAAGTAATATGGAAAAAATAAAAACAATCGCTAAATATTTAACAAATATATTAGCAATAGTAAGTGCATTAGTAGCAGGCATTAATGCTGTAGATGGCATAACAATACCATATGCAATACAAATAGTACAAGTTATTGCAGTAGTGCAAGGTGTTATTGGAACATATTTATTAGGACAAAAAGCAATAAGTAACAAGGAGGAATAGTCATGGAAGATAAAATAGAAGAAGTAACAGACTTAGCAGAAAATGACAACAGAGGGGAGGCAAATGAATAATGAATATAGAAGATAGATTACTAAGTATAAATGAGTATAGTAGGACAGGAGAAAAACAAGGAACAATACAAAAAATTGTAGTTCATTGGGTTGGAAATGCAGGAAGCTCAGCAATAGGAAATAGAAACTATTTTGAAAGTTTAGCAAAAACACATAAAACTTATGCTTCAAGTCACTATATAATTGGCTTAGATGGCGAAATAATAAGATGTATTCCAGAAAATGAAGTTGCTTTCCATAGTGGTAGTCGTAGCATGAATAGAAAATCAATAGGAATAGAAGATTGCCATCCAGACTGGGAAGGAAAATTCAATGAAAATACATACAACAGCTTAGTAGAATTATGTGCAGATATATGTAGAAGATACAATTTAGGAATAGATGCAATTATTAGACATTATGATGTAACAGGCAAAGAATGTCCAAGGTATTATGTAAGAAACGAACAAGCATGGATACAATTCAAAAATGAGGTAGCAAATAAATTGGGACAAGCTACAACTAATGTAGCAGTGCCAAAAGTTGAAGGAAGTGATGAAAAAGTGAGAAGATATAAAAATGGTTCAACAAAAGAAACAATATATGCAGATACAAGTTTAACAAAAATAATAGGTAGTTTGAGTCCATATGAGGAATGCGATTGTTTTGGAATATTTAATGATAGACCGATGGTAAGGTATAATGTATCTGGAACAAAAAATTATAAAATAGGCTTCGCTAAATGGAAGGGCGGAGTTAGATAAAATTATAAGGTAGACTGATTAAATCAGCCTACCTCTACTATTCCCAAAGCATTACAAAGATTAATAGCATTAGAACTTAATAAATTTAGATTAAATATTTTAGAAGGTGGATTTGGAATATCTGGTTCATGTGAATTAGAAGAATTAGTAGCAATATTTTTAAATAAGTATCTTTCTAAGATATATAATCCAGCTAGTGCATTCAAAACATTTTCTAAATTTCCACTATTAAAATTTTCTAATCTTCCATGTTTTACATTATTATAATTTTCCCACCAGACTGGACTATTTTTGCTTGTCCAGCCACAAAATGGGGTTAGTTCAATTGAATCAAAAGAAGATGTTACCTTCTCTTTTAATATGTTGGGAAATTTTGCATTTACAACCTTAAAATAATTTTTTATACATTTATGATCATTTTGGTTAAAATTACAAATTTCTTTAAATATAACATCTATTTCAGAGCATATATTAAGAAGCAAAGATGTATATTCAATAGAATAGGTAAGATAATTATCTTTAGTGACTTCTACATATTTAGTTGTGTTTATAAATTTTTCTTCTAGATTTAAATAGTATGACCAAAAAACTTTTTGAAATTCATTTGTATTCATATAAATCCCTCCTTTTTTCTACACTATATCACATAAAAAATAAAAGCATTGTCGAAATTTGTCACAAATACAAAATTATCAAAAACACCGAAAAATTAAGGTATATAACTACATTAAATAAAAAATAAAACAGCTTGAAATTGATTGTAATAGGCAAATTTTAAGAAAATAATAGGTGTATTTACATAATATAAAAAATGTGATATAATGTAATAGAATTGTAATAATTATGTAATAAACACTTAATATTATAATCATATAAATATGTTATATAATAGTTTTGTCGAATAATGTCAAAAAATGCGATGAAAATTTCTTGAAATAATTTTATTTTTGGTATAAACTATTCTAAAATACAAAGAATATAATATAATACTAGGAGTAGAAATGAATGAGGAATATAAAGTAACTGGATATCATGGAACGGAAAGAAAAAAAGCTGAGAAAATTATTAAGGAACAAAAATTTATTCCAGGAGAAGATGAAGATAATGAGGATTTTTTAGGTAAAGGAATATATTTTTTTAGAAACAATGAACACGCAGTTTTGTGGAATTTAAAAAAGGCTAAAGACAATGGTAAGGTTAATTTGAAATATAGTAATTATATTCTAAAATATGTAGTAGTTTCAGCAAATATTGTTGTACCAAGAGGGAATATTTTAGATTTAGAGAATATTAATGATATAGTAAAGTATGATAAAATTTGTAAAAGATTTCAAAAAGAATTTGAAAATGATGAAGAATATATTAATGCAAATCATAAAGATAGAGCTATAATTAATTATTTTTATAAAAAAAGATATATGGATAATATTTATGCAATAAGAAAAATTAAAGGACAAAAGAATAATACAATAGACTTAAATGTAAGTGATTATTTACAAAGAGATATTATATGTGTTAAAAATGATAAAATAATTAATAATATAATAATTGAAAGAGATATTGAAAACAATACATATAATAATATAAAGTATATTTCATTTTATTAAAGGAGAGATAATATGAATATTTTTGAATATGATGGAGAAGAATTTGATAAGAAATTAGATGAAATATTTGCAAATATTGATAAAGAAGAATTAAAAAAAGAATTAATAGAATGTGGACTTGAAATAATACAATCAACATACAATACACAAAATGAAATAAAAAAAATTGAAGATAATTCATATTGTATTATTGAATCACAACAATTAGAATTAAATGAACCATTGTCAACTATTAATTTAGATAGTAATTTTATTAATGAAGAAGGAGAAAAAGAAAAATGGATGGAAGAACTAGTATTAGCAGCCTAAAATTTTTAAACTATATAGTAAATAAAGTAAATTATAAAACAAATAATACTGAAATAAAAAAAGATGGATGGAAATTAAATTTTGATATAAAAAATACAACTAAAGTAAATCAAGAAAAAAATAAAATGAGTATTGTTTTAAATGTAGATATTTTTAAAGGAGTAGAAGATGCACCTTTTTATATGGAAATAGAAATAATAGGATATTTTGAATTGCAAGGGGAAGATGATATAACTAGATATGAAGCAAATGCAATAGCAATAATGTATCCATACTTAAGAGCAATAGTGTCAACTTATACTGCATCAGCTAATATAGCACCAGTAATATTGCCTGCAATAAATGTAAATGCAATGTTAAAAAGAAATAAAGAAGAGAACTAGAAATAGTTCTTTTTTTAATCAAAATTTACTAATACAGCTTTACATTATGCATCTTTATATAAATAGTATGATATAATATTAAAAAACTAAAGACGGAGAGAAAAGATGAAAGAAAGATTAAAGAGAATAAGAAATAAACTAGATGCAATTGTAGAAAAGTATGGATTAAATTCAAAAGAAACAAAAAAAGTAAGTAAACGTTTTGATGAAGTATTAAATGAATATTATAAAAAAGAAGTGCAGTATCCAAAAGATAGTTTTATATATTTAAAATATGAAGAATCTATAAAATGTTTGAAAGAAATAACAAGAAAAAAAGAAAAATTTCCAACAATACAGGAATGGAATAAATATGCAAAGAAAAATAAATTATTGTCATCAGAAAGTATAAAATATATATCAGGAGTGAATTGGCATGAGCTTAGAAGCAGAACAAATTTGGAAGAATAAAAAAATTCAGAAAAAAGTTTGTAGTATTTTCAATACATACAGGCTTTTTTTGTCGAAAATGGGTTTTGACATAGAAAATAAATCTGGTATAATAAGAAAAAAGAGATGCACGGACCGCAAATCTAACACATCTCTTTTCCACAAACAATTTACTCAAAAGAGTTAACTGTAAATTAAGTATAACCTCTTACGAGTAAATTGTCAAATTATATTTACGAAAGAGGGGTTTTTATTTATGAAAAACAAAAAAGAAAAAAAGGTATTTACAAAAAATGAAGAAAAGGGTATAATAAGACTACAATATAACCTCTTTATTGCAAATAATAAAAATTTGCAAAGGAAGGGATTTTTTATGAAAGAAGCAAAAGAAATAGTAGTAAATGAACTAACAGAAGAATTAAATTGGAAAGAAAAATTAATTGTAAATGTATTTAATAAAACTTTTAATAAAGTTGTAAATTTAGTCAGAATAAATACTGTAAATAAAATGATAAGGTAATGCAATAATTAATGCAATAGAAAAAGTTTTATAGAGTTATTAGAAAATTGCAAAAGTTTAAAAAGGCTTAAAATATTAAGTATATGTTTGTTCCTAGCATTTAGAAATTTGTATAAATTATATTAAAATGGCTGGGAACACCAAATTATAAAACCATATAAGCCTTGAAAATACAAGATTTATATG